GTAACTCCAATAGCAGAAGCAAAGGCGCTTTTGCGCCCATTGAATAAGGTGTTAATAACCCGTTCGAGGCGTGAATTAACAGTCATGATTAAATATTTTACTCAATTGCGTAAAAATATGCTTGAAAAATTTCATTATTCCACAAATGCGTATTACCTTTGCAATGTGGTTGGTTTGAATACCGCGGGCCAAATATACAAAAATTGGCCGATAGTTCAAAAAAACGGCATTGTAGGAAAGTAACCATATATAGGGCGAGGTCAAGAGAGACGCGGCCCTGCGTCGGGAGACGCGAACCGATACCATATGCAATTTGATTGGTTTTGAAAACCGCCCGGCGGCAGCAAGCAGGGTCGCCGGGAACCGGGGCGGAAGAAGGGCACGCGGCCTGTAACGGGTTTTGTAAGGAGTTCCCATCCATAAGCGAGCTGAAGCGGTTCGACTCCGCTACGCCCCACGATGTTCAAGAAAATAGGTATATAAAGGTGAATAAGAAAGCAACCAGACCAAGGGCCGCATCGCCGCGAGGCGCGAGGGTCCGCCCTCCGGGAGATGAGTGTCGCCGCCATGGCGGACGGCATTGCGGTCAAAGCGGGTTCGACTCCCGCCTCTCCCACGAACAGTATAATAACAGTGTGATATGAAAATAGAAATAAAACGCCCTAAACGCTTCATCCCGGAAGTTGTAAAAATGACAACTATAAAAATATTGGGATTGACCATTATCAAACGCATAGAGCAAAAGGGGCTATATGAGGATCGAATTCCGCGTCCACCCGAAAAAATAAGGGTAGTGACATCATCTCTTGATGGAACCCCCTTGGATGATATGCCTCTGGTTAGGGCTTGTATAGAGCCTCAAGAAAAGAACCCAATGTGTTAATGGCTAAAATAATTGACGGTCAAAAGGTTTATACTTTCATTGTGGGTTTTGTATAACGACTGTCAATAGGCGCCCTGAGTAATGAACCGGGTGCCAAACGGAGGGATAGCTCAGTAGGCAGAGCACACGACGGTAACCAATCCGGCTGTTTCGTCCCCGGTTCGAGTCCGGGTCCCTCCACAAATAAAATGAATGACCGATGAAAGATGAAGATGTCAAGCGGATGGCCGAGGATGTGGCCTGTGGGGCGTCCAAGCGGGTGCTTGAAATGCTGCGCGAGATTCTTATGACAGCCAGGACGGCGCTCCTCAACTATGAAACGTGGCACGATGACTACGAGTTGTCGACATCAAGGCAATATGGCGCGCTCCTCGGCGCCTCCGAGCATGTGGCGGCAGCCATAAAACTGATGGAGGAGAAACTTCTGATAACCCAAACAACCAAAAATAGAATGAAAAAGCAAATACTAATCGACCGCAAAGGAATCGGATATCTTGCCGATGCTTTCAAGGTGACGAGGGAGCAGGTGCACCGTGCCCTGAGGTTTGAGCGCAACAGCGACGCGGCGCGCAGCATGCGTGCCATGGCCCTTCAGAACGGCGGCGCGCTGGTGGGTGGCGAGGCAGTCGACGATGAAATGGAGCATGACACCGCCCGCGGACTCATGGTTCAGAATTTCAGCAGCCGCATCCGGCTGACCGTCGACCTTCACGGCGGCTCGATAATCGTATGGATTGACCGGAAGGTAGCAGAGACCTACCATAACCTCACCATTCCCGAATTCATGAAACTGCAGGATGACCTGCGGCTTCGCGCGGCAACGCTCTGAAAAACGGGGGGGGTAATATCGATAGTGCATATGGAATACTACAACGGCATAGTATGTGTAACCTACAATGACCTGCTGTCGACCGACGGCGGCGAAGCGGTGATGAAGCGAGAGACTTTAAAGTCTATAATTTATCGTAATGCTCGCCTCTGTATTACCCGTGCGGTCGGTCAGACCGGTTATGCCCGCATCGACTATTATGCCCTTCCCCAGCGCTACCGCGACCGCTTCGAGGCCAAATATGGCGACCCGCGCAAGCTGCTCGACAACGAAATCCGGCGCCAGCAGCTTACCATCGACACCGACCTGCGCGCCCGCGACTTCTACCGCACATATACCTACACGAAAAACGGCACCGAAGCCACGCTCACCGATGCACTTCAGGAGCGCTATACGCTCAACGCCACGGTACTCAACCGGCTGTGGGCCACGCTCAACGACCGTAAGGTGATGCGCAAGAGCCGCGGCGGCTCGATAGCCGGAATCTGGGACACCATATATGCCGAGAGCGAGGAGCTGCGCGACCTGTACGGCCACACGCTCCCATCGGCTCCGGCGCGACTGAAGGCCGTGATGAATCGATATCAGAAAGAGGGGTACAGAGCGCTGATCAGCGGAAAGGTGGGCAACCGGAGTGCGGCTGTCATTACCCCGGAAGCAAAGAACTACATCATTGCCCTCAAGCGCAGCGTGAAGCCGCGCTACACCGACCGGCAGATACTTGAGGCCTATAATAAAGAGGCCGATTCCCGCGGCTGGGGCGCGCTGAAGGATGCCGACTATCTGCACGCATGGCTCGGCCGCCCCGAGATAGAGCCACTGTGGTATGACGCCGTACATGGCGAGCTCGCCGCGAGCCAGCGCTACGGCCGCAAGCACCGCACAGAGATGGCCTCGATGCGCGATTCGCTGTGGTATGGCGACGGCACGCGCCTCAACCTCTACTACCGCGAGCATGTGAAAGGCCGCGGCTGGGTGGTGAAGACCATGCAGGTATACGAGGTGATTGACGCCTACTCGGAGGTGATGCTCGGCTACCATATATCTGAGACCGAAAACGCCGAGGCTCAGTACAATGCCCTGCGTATGGCTGTGCAGACTTCGGGATGCCGTCCGTATGAGTTTGTCCACGACAACCAGGGCGGCCACAAGAAAATCGGCGAATGGCTCGACAAGATAGCCCGCGTACGGCGCCCGACCGCACCCTACAGCGGCCAGTCGAAGACGATCGAGAGCGTATTCGGGCGCTTCCAGGCCGAGATTCTTCACCAGGACTGGCGCTTCACGGGCCAGAACATCACGGCCCGCAAGGCATCGAGCCGCCCTAATCTGGAATTCATCAAGGCCAATATCGACAGGCTGTATACTCTCGACGAGCTCAAGGAGGCCTATGCCGAAGCCCGCCGCCGGTGGAACGAGGGGAAGCATCACGCCACGGGGTTGCCGCGCATGGAGATGTACCGCACAAGCGTGAACCCCGCTACCGAACCTGTAAGCATAGAGGATATGGTCGACATGTTCTGGCTCACCACCGCCAGGCCCTCGGCATATACCGACAGCGGAATAACGGTACAGGTTGCCGGACGCAAATATCACTACGAGGTTATGGCCGCCCCGGGCCAGCCCGACCACGCATTCCTGCGCGAGAACCTCGGCCGCAAATTCTATGTGAAGTACGATCCGTCGGACATGCTGTCGGTGCGGCTCTACACCATGGATAAAGATGGCAGCATGCGCTTTGTAAGAATCGCCGAGCCATACATAAAGATACACCGCGCCATCCAGGAGCAACAGGAGGGCGAGCGGGCATTTATCGCCGCCAATATCGAGGCCAACCGTCAAAGCCGCATAGAGCGACAGATTGCAGCCCGCACTATCGAGCGCGAGTGCGGTATGTCGGTCGAGGAGGCGGGCCTTCGTCGTCCGCTCATGGCGGGCATGCCAAAGGCGCGGGAGACCGAAGGAGAGATTGAGCGCGAGGTACGCCGGCGCACCCGCCGTTACAGCGCGGAACCGGAACTGCTCGACCCCGGACGCCTCGGCAAGAAGATAAGCAACATGCTCTACAGCGACCTTCCCGGCGAGGTGGTATTCGACCAGCGCAAGGTGGCCGGTAAGCTCTGACAAGATAACACAAACTGACAAAAACGATATGACAACAAAAGAGAAAGACTCCATCCGGGTGAAGCTCGCCGAATATGTGGGCCGATATCCGAGCCAGAACAGGGCCGCCGCAAGCCTTAACGGCATCTCGGCCCCGACACTGAGCGCCATACTCAACGGCAAATGGGAGCTGATAAGCGATGACATGTGGCGTAATATCATGTCGCAGATATCGCCCGGAGGAGGCTCCGGATGGAGCATCGTGGAAACTGTCCCGTTTCAGGAGATACAGTTTGCCCTTGCCGACGCCCAGGATCACAAAAAAGTGCGCTGGATAGTCGGGGATGCCGGATGCGGCAAGACCACCGGCGCGGCCTGCTATGCTTCGGAAAACCGCGAGGTGTTCACGATACTCTGCGACGAGGATATGCGCAAGGGTGATTTCGTGCGCGAGATAGCCCGCAAGGTGGGCTTCAAGAGTGCCGGCATGCGCATACGCGACATACTCGACACCGCCATCGACATGATTGTGAAGATGGATAATCCCCTGCTTATATTCGACGAGGGCGATAAACTGAATGACAACGTATTCCACTACTTCATCAATCTGTACAACCGTCTGGAGGGGAAGTGCGGCATAGTGTTCATGTCGACCTCGTACATACAGCACCGTATCGAGCGCGGCGTAAGCGGCAACCGCAAGGGGTACAACGAGATTTACTCCCGCATCGGGCGCAAGTTTTTCGACCTCGAGCCGGTGGGGCCATCCGATGTTACGGCGATATGCAGGGCCAACGGTCTGAGCGACATCGCCGATATATCCAAGGTGATGCGTGACACTGAAAAGGAGGATTACGACCTGCGCTGTGTGCGCGGCGCCATCCATGCGCGCAAGCGGGTTATATCCGCAGCCCCGAAAGAAGATTAAAATGCAATTCGACACACATTCAAACAGTTTTCGACACCCATTCACACACCACCATGGCCAGAGCATTATCCGCCCGCGAGGCGATGAACATAAAGAAGCGCACGCTTGATTTCGAAGGCGGCATGTATGATGCCTTCGGACAGCCTGAGCGCTGCGGTGTGTGGTTTGTATGGGGCGAGTCGGGCAACGGCAAGACATCGTTTGTGATGCAGCTCTGCAAGGAGCTCGCCCGACATGGATGTGTGGCCTACGACAGCCTCGAGGAGGGGACCGCCCTTACGATGATCAACACCCTCCGGCGCTACGGGATGGACGAGGCCGGCAACCGGTTCAGGCTGCTCGACTGCGAGAAGATGGACGAGCTCGGCGCCAGGATGGACAGGCACAAGAGTCCGGACTTCTATGTGATCGACAGCTTCCAGTACACGCAGATGACCTACCGGGAGTATATCGCCTTCAAGGAGGCCCATCGCAATAAGCTGCTCATATTCATAAGCCATGCAGAAGGGAAAATGCCGGCCGGTGTGGCAGCCCGCAAGGTGATGTATGATGCCACGCTCAAGATTTATGTCGAAGGATTCAAGGCATTCTCCAAAGGGAGGTTTATCGGTCCGTCGGGCGAGTTTGTCATATGGCGCGAGGGCGCGGAGCGATACTGGGGCGGCAAAAATGAAAAACAGGATTAACAATCACGATATGAAAAGCTATACAGGCAATACATGCGCACAGCTGGAGAGATATATGGACAGCTGTGGAGTCTGCGATACCGGCAAATCATTGCACCGGCAGGAGTTGATAAATAATGCACTACAGGGCGATTGTCAGTTTGTCGACAGGTGTCCGGAGTGGGAATCGTGCCCCATGGGCGAGCAGCTTCACCGGATGCGGCCCGGAATAAACCCTCTGTTTCTCCGGCAGGATCATATATTTGACAAACCGTCGGATTCAACCTACAGAATAGTGCAGTAACCATGGGGCAGCAGATGAATAATTTCGGGAGATTCTACCTGGCCATAAGGGCAATGAATCCCATCGGCGACCGCGACGAAGTAAAGAGGAGCCTGGTGTGGCAGTATACCAACGGGCGCACTGACAGCCTGCGCGAGATGACCCGCGAGGAGTATGACCGGTGTTGTGCGGAACTGGAGCGCCTTTACGGCCATCGCGAGGAACTCCGCAAGGAGCGCAGCGCCACTCTCAAGCTCATGCAGCGGATGGGTGTCGACACTACCGACTGGGGGCGCATCAACGCGCTGTGCGAGCATACGCGCATCATCGGCAAAGAGTTTGCCCGGATAACAGCCGAGGAGCACCGCGAGCTTCGCGTCAAGCTGCGTATCATCGAACGCAAGGGCGGCCTCAGGGCCAATCCCGGCGAGGCCAGAAAGGCGCCTCCGGCACCGCGCCGAAAGGCCGCCTCAAAGCCCAAAACGATAACATTCAACATCAACAATATAACAGGAATAGCATAGGCAAAATGAACGAATCACTGAAAGAGCTGAAGCAGCATATACGCGGTCTGATAGTCGGGCTCGACGAGGAGGCATCCGTCGAATATCTGCACGAGCTCGCCCATTGGGCCGAATCGGAAGCTGCGATGATAGAATACCGGGATGACGAATGGATTCCCGAACAGTAAAATAATCAATCCTTAACAAACAAGAAATATGACAATGGAAATGGTAGAAATG